TAAAGCAAATGATACTTGAAAAATACATGATAAAATAATATCTTTATTTATATCTTGTAATAAATCTGATAAGATCCCATCTAGTTTTTCTATGAAGAATAATTGTGTAGGCATATTTTTTATTACAGTAATATAATCATTATCATCATCATATGAATCATCAGAATCACTATCAGATTCATAAACATCTAATTTAAAATGTGATCCTATATTTTTATTGAACCATGCTTCACCTTTAAACGAATGATAATCTTCAGATATATCAAAATTATATTTTTCCATTATACCATTAACTGATCCATAATATAAAGCAAAATTGGGTAATATATTATTTATAGTTAATTCGGAAGCAATATATGAAAAAAAAGTGTCAATAAATGCTGTATTATTCATATTATTAATTTTTTCAAATGTATTTGCATTATAATTTGATGGCAGAAGTGGATTTCTATAGATATGATTATTATAGTTGTTTTTAATAAAATATATAGGTTCTAATAATGGTATTATTTTACAAAATATATCTTTATTATTAATACAACTATCTTTAGAATCATATATCCTTGCTTGTAATAAACAATTTGAATGATAATATTTATAATTAATGATATCAGTTATTTCGTGAATATAATATCTTCTTTTAATATCTATACATTTATGTGATTTTTTAGTATTATAAATATGAAAATATAATGAATAAATTGGATTATATAGTTGTAGATTATTTATTCCTAATTTGTCAGAACAAGATGAAAAAAAATTCTTAATGAAAACTTTATCCCAAATATATTTAAAAATATGTAAATCAAACATCAGTTATAAGAAAATATTAGAATTATTTTATGAAATAAACTAATTAATCAGAATCATCATCAACTTCTTCATCATCAACTTCTTCATCATCAACTTCTTCGATTTGATTCTCGGATTGATTTTCAGATTGCTTTTCGATTTCTTCTTTAGATTTTTGAACAAGTTCTTCCATAGATAGTCCAGATTCTGCCATAGCATTAAGCATTGGACCATATTGACGACCTTCACGATTAAAGAAACTGATAACTTCTTTGGCCGTCTTTTCAGACATAGTTACAATCTTATCAGGATTGAGTGTCTTATAAAGACACATCGCTTCGATGACATAATTAAATTGCTCTTGAGATAGACGGTCAAACATTGTTTGGTATTTACAATTCTTAAATGTTCAAATCAAATTTATTTAAAGATCTTTAAATTTGTTTAAAAGTTGTCATTTTAAAATTTTATGTTATATTATATATGGAGATACAATTAAGAAAGTTTGATATGAGTGAGATTAAAGATGACAAAGTTGTTGTCTTAATTGGAAAAAGAGATACAGGTAAATCATTCTTATGTAAAGATATATTATTTCATCATAGAGATATACCTGTAGGACAAGTTATATCAGGGACAGAAGGTGCTAATCAATTTTATAGTAAAATGGTTCCTAAATTATTCATACATGGTGAGTTTAATACTCAGATTGTTCAGAATATTCTTAAAAGACAGAAAATGTTGATTAGTAAGATAAATCAAGGTCAGGGTAATATAGATCCCAGATCGTTTCTTATATTAGATGATTGTTTATATGATAATTCATGGGCAAAAGATAAATTTATGAGATCAGTATTTATGAACGGTCGTCACTATAAATTGTTATTTATGTTGACAATGCAATTTGCTTTAGGTATTCCACCAAATTTAAGAACAAATATAGATTATGTATTTATTCTTAGAGAAAATTATGTAAGTAATAGAAAAAGATTATATGAACATTATGCCGGTATGTTTCCATCATTTGAGATGTTTTGTCAGATAATGGATCAATGTACAGAGAATTATGAATGTTTAGTCATAAATAATAATGCCAAATCTAATAAATTAACTGATCAAGTATTTTGGTATAAAGCAGAACCACATGACGACTTTAGAATTTGTTCACAGCAAGCGTGGGATTTTTCTGATAAAAATTGCTCTAATGAAGAAGTTCCTGAATATGAAAATAATAGTTATAAAAATAAAGTAGTAGTTAATAAAAATTTATATTAAATTAAAGTTTCTTATGTTTATTTTAAACGGTTAACTATATCATTTGTTTTTCTTTTAATTTCTTCAGCAGATCTATTTTCTAAATTTAATACTTGTTTACTTACTTCTTTACCATCTTTACTAATGTGTGCCATATATGTTGGGAAACCTTTAATATTTTCTTTTTTAGCTTCAGGTGAATCATGTTGAACTATAGATGTTTTCACATGAACATCACCCATTTTAGTATTATTGTGTTCTTTAATTACTTTTTCAAAATCTGGTTTAGCTTTATTTGAGTGTCCACACCACGATGCGTAATACATCTTTACATGAACTTCTTTTTTACCTTTACCTGTTTGACCTTGTGATACAGAATTATTGGATACTTTTTTAAAATCCTGCGGACCAGGACCAGGAATATAATTAATTATATCCGGCATTTTAGTTAATCCAAATGCTTTAAGAACTGTAAAATCTTGCTGCAGTGTTCTAGGAATAGTGGGGCCGAGAGGTTTATCAACACTAGCGTATAATGAAACATCTTCATCATATCCAGTAACATTAAATTTACCAGATCCTTTTACATCAGCCGGATTAAATTTACAATCTTTTTTTGCTCCATTTGTAGGATTCTGAGCAGGTAGAACACTACCTCTACCACAAGTTCCATTTACTGTAGCAATTCCGTTAACTGGGGAATTACCCTCAATCATTTTTGAGAACATTTTAGTATTACAATCAATTATAACAATTACAACTAATATCATTAAAAAAACAATTAACATTTCGTTACTCATTAAATTTTTATTGACCCACTTATTAACACCTTTAAAATCCATTTATAATATAATAAATATAATATTTTTTTAAAAATGTAGATCATTTAATTTCCAATATTCATATTTATTATTAATATATCTTTTTAAAATAAAAGGTATTTTACATGGTTTTTGTTTTAATTCTTGAAAAGCAATATCATAAACATTATTATAAATTTCGGGATTAGATATTAATGGTGATGAACCATTTTCTAACTGTTCACAACGTTTTGATAATATTTTAGTAATTTCATATTTATTTAAATAAATACTACTAATGTTATTTTTTTTTAAAGTATCATAATTTTTTCTAAAAATATTTTCATCTTCTATATTATCTAATATTAATTCAGTAGAGGGTGTATCATCCGCGTTTGATTCTGAATCTGAACTATTATCAATTTCTTCTTCAGAGTATTCAAATTCTACGTCACTCATTATAAGTTATTATATAAAAAACTTTAAATTATAAATCAAATTTAATTATTAGTCCAGGACTGACCACAATGATTACAAGTATAAATATATTTCATTTCTGATTTATTATATTTAATATAAAGAATATCTGATGGTAGTGGTGGTTCATTAACTATAGATTTACATTCTGAATTTGGACATTTAATATTTTCACTTTTAATATGTGGAAGTGTAATATCATAATTAAGAAATTTGTTATTATTTATACTTTCACTTAAATCAATATTATGATCATTATTATAAATAAGATTTCCTTTATATTCAATTTTATTCTGACATGATTTACAGTAAAGATATAATTGTGGTATTTCTGTTTCTTTATCTAAATAAAGATACATAGTATTATCACAATTATCACAGAAATTAAAGATAGTTTCCATAATATAATATTTATAAATTAATTATTAAGTAATATCAAATTTATTTTTAATACAAAATTCTTCATATAATGTTTTAATAATATCTTTATCAAATCTATAGTTCATATTATATAATCTATGAATTATTGATAATTTTTTATCACATTTATGATTAATTATATTATTATAAATATCTTTAACATTATTTTTAAGATATTCATTCATATATGATTTAAATATAATAAAATCTTCTTGTGTATTTTCATAATTTCTTATAATTAATGATAAAATTGATTCTGAAAATGTGACTAAATTATAATCATTAATTATTTTATAATGGGATTTATCATTAATATTATATCCAGGTTCATTCAATAAAGGATATTTATCAAGAATTGACTGTATAGATAATAAAACTGTAGATATATCCATAATTGTAGTCCATTGTGGTCCATCCCATGTTCCTAATATAGAAAGACATACTTTACCATATCCTGATTTATGTCTTCCTACATAAAGGTTAGGATGAATTCTGATATTATTTACTGGAACATAAGCAACATCAGGCGGGGAATATGGATAATTTTTAGGAAAAATTATATTGAAAAAAAGAAACCCGCCTTCATATATACTATCTTTAGGACCGATTATCATCGCTCTAGCAGATAACATATTCTGTTCATCAAATTCTATAAATATACCTGCTTCATTTAATTTATTATGTTCTATAGATTTAATATCTTTAGATATAATTCTTTTAATCGCTTTATTCATCTTATATTAATATTATATGATATATATTTAAATAATTAAATTTGATCAAAAAATTTAATATATATAAAAATAAATTTGATTATATAAAATATCTATTTATAAAATAATGAGTGAAATTGTCCAATATTTATCACAATTTAAAAGACAAGATAATCAATCTGTAACACATACTATAATAGGACAAGATTCATATCATTTGGAAGATAAAGATATTAAAAAACTATATAAACTAATTTATAAATCTAAAAGTAAAAATTTATCTGTATTAGAGAGAATAGGACCAATATCACCTTTGGTGATTGATATTGATTTAAAATATAAAGAAAAATTTACAGACAGACAATATACAGATGAATATCTTAAACAATTATATTTGTTTATATGTAATAAAATTAAACTATTATTTTCAAATGACGATAACAATAATAACCATTTACAGATGTGGATAATGGAAAAAGAAAATATATTATCTGCTCCACAAAATGGTTATGAATCTAAAGATGGTCTTCATCTATTATTTCCACAATTAATTTCGGATACTAAATATTATGTTAAATTAATCGATACAATATTTGACTCTAAAGAAGAATATGATAGAATAGTAAGTGAAACATGTCATAATCCATCATCAAATGATATTAATGAAATATTTGATCAAGCACCATATAAAAATGGTAATTGGTATATCTATAGTTGTGGCAAAAAAGATGAAAATGCAAAATATACTTTAACAAATATATTTACAATTGACAATGATAATAATATCACTGAAAATAATATTAATATATATTTGAGTAATCCACTAGATATTATAAAGAAACAAAGTGTCCAATTAAACACTGATAAAACTGTAGAATATATAGGTGAACAAATTGATGAACCGATATTTAAAGCGAATACAAGTAATAATAATGTAAATATGAATTTATATGATTTTGAGAATATTGATAATTCTAATCGTATCAGGAAAGAAGATAGAGGGTTCTTAACTGGTCTAGTAAATTTACTATCATTTGATAGAGCAACTAATTATGATGATTGGATCAAAACAGGATTTTGTATTCATAGTTTGAGTCGTACTAAATTTGGATATGATTTATGGATTAAATTTAGTAAAAAATCAATTAAATTTGATATAAATAGTTGTAATAAACAATGGCAAAATATGGATAGATCTGGTCAAGATAAATTTACATTGGGATCAATGATATATTGGGCAAATAAAGATAATCCAGATGGATATCAAAAACTTCGTATGGATTCATTAGACAACCTTATCCTTAAAAGTATTAAGAAAAAAGAAAGTAGTGGAGCACATGCCGATGTAGTTAATGTTATTCATAAATATTACCGTAATGAATTTGTATGTGCTGGTCTAAAAGAGAATGTTTGGTATTATTTCTCAAATGAATCTGGTAAATGGAAGCAAACAGAACAAGGTCATGAACTTCGTCGAAGACTATCAGATGATATTGTTGAAATATATCAGTATTATGCAAATAAATATAAATCAATGAAAGGTGATGATCCTGAATCAGATGATTTTGATAAATATGAAAAATATAATACTAATTGTTATTCTGTTATTCTTAAACTTAAAGGACAAACATATATTGATCAAATTATGAAAGGATGTAAAGATAAATTTTATGATAGTGAATTTAATGATAAAATCAACACAAATCTTGACATTATAGGATTAAATAATTGTGTAATTGACCTTAAACAACGAGTAGGAGACGAAACAAAAATAATGTTCAGAGAGGGTATACCTGATGATTTTATCACTATTTCTATGGGATATGATTTACCTATTGAGAGAGGTAATCTACCTATGTCTTATGAAGAAGTATTAGACCATATTAAAGAAAAACAAATTGATAACGAATTTACTCAATTAGGTCTTGATTTGGATGATTTCTTCTTAAAAGTTCTTCCATATGAAGATGAAAGAGAATATACTTTGAGATTCTTATCATCATGTCTAAGCGGTGAAGTAATAGAACATAAATTTTATATGTGGACAGGATCAGGTGGTAATGGTAAAAGTTTATTAGTTAAATTACTTAATCATACTCTTGGTGATTATTCTAAAACTTTAGATGTATCATACATTACTAAAGAAAGAGGTGGATCATCAAATGCTTCACCAGAGTTAGAAGCTATTAAACATGCTAGATTTGTATCTCTTTCAGAACCTGAAAAACATGATACTATTTTCGCAGGTAAATTAAAACAGATTACTGGTGGTGATACAATGACTAGTAGAGGTTTATTTAAAGGAACTACTGAATTTACACCTCAATTTAAAATGATGTTGATGTGTAATGATTTACCAAGTATCCCTGGTGTGGATGGTGGTATTGCTCGTCGTATAGAGGTTGTAGATTTTCCATCTAAATTTATGGAAAAACCTCGTCCTACTGAACATAATCCACATCAGTACGCTCGAGATAATACATTAGAAAAAAGAATATCAGATTGGAATTTAGTATTCTTATTTAAATTATTAGATTACTATACTAAATTCGTAGAAGAAGGAACTAAAGCACCTCCTTCTGTTACAGAAGCCACACAAGAATATTTCATTGAAAATGATCTTATTCAAAAATGGTTTAAAGAAGATCTTACAGAATGTCAAGATACTAAATCATTTAATACTCTTTATCAAACCTTCATAGCATGGTGTGAAAATGAAGGAAAGAATCATAAAAAAATCGAAAAAAGTGAAATAAAAAAAGCATTAGAGGAAGAACAAACTAAAGGGACATATGGTCTTCAATATGGTAAAAAAGCAAGTGATAAAGCACCAAATGGTTATCCAAAATACCCTCAATTTAATTTCTGTTCTAATGATGATTTAGATGATTCTGATAATGATTAAAATGTTCTTTAGTTTGATCATATCCCATTCTTAATATTTTATTTTTTGTATTAATATCTATATTAAAACTAGATAAATTAATATTTAAAATAGAAAAATCTATTTTTATATTTCTTTTATCATATTTTCTAATTAATATATCGGGTGAATACATCTCCCATCCTTTGATCACAAAATCAAATAAATTATTTATTTGTTTATTATTTTTATTTGATATTATTTCTATGCATAAATAATTACCTGATTTATTTACTTCTATCGGACAGTTACCTGATAATCCACCATCCAAATATAAATTATTTTTATATTTAACTGGTTTAACTAATAATGGAATAGATGTTGTCATCTGAATAAGTTTTAATATATTTATTTTAGGATTATTTATATGATCTATATATTCTATCTTATCTTGTGATACATTAACAGTTTTAACAATTATATGTATACCTGATATTTTAAATAATTTAAGTAATGATATTGATTCACAATTATATTTTTCTTTTAATATTTTTTCTATACAGATGTATGATTTATTATAATTTATAAAACCATAATCGTTTATAAAATTTTTTAATGATATATCATTAATGTTAAACATATCTGATATATTAAAATTAATTATTTCATTTTCTAATAAATTTAAATCATAATTTAGTAAGATTAATGATAAAACAAATAGAAAACTAGCCGATACACAATATATTTTTTTTATATTCTTTAATCTTTCATCAATATAATTATTTTCTATTAAATAATTAATAGATCCTAAAAATGATATCCCTTTTACAGAACCACCTGAAAATATTAAAGTATCAATATCCATATTATTTTATTAATTATATATTATGAGTTCTTTAAACATAAACTCTCTATTTGACGAAGCGGACAAAAAACACCTAAATCGTTTAAAACTGTTTGATGATATTCTAGTAAGAATACATAACAGAATTATATATCATTCTAATAATAAATGGTTTTATTGTTCATTCAATATTCCAGAATTTATTATAGGAAAACCATTATATAAAGTTGAAGATTTAAGAAAATATTTAATTGATTCTCTAAAAAGAGATAAGTTTGATACGATGTATATTCATCCAAATTTCTTATTCATATCATGGGAAAATAAAAAATCTAAACGATCATACAAAAATGTAAAAAGAGTTGAGAATAAAAAAGATGATTTTAAAAAGATAGATGACTATAATCCTACTGGTAATTTAATGTATAATGATAATATATTAATGAATATAACTAGCAAATTTAGTTAAAATAAATATTGTTAATATACTAATTGATCCTAATATTAGATAAAATAATATATCTTTATGAGTATAAATATATCCTTTATCCCAATCACCCATAGTATATTTTATTAATAATATAACTATAATAGGTATCATAAAATATTGACTATAATTAGATTTATTTGGTACAAAATATAATATAACACTTAATAGTATAGATAATATACAAGTAATTAAAATCTTATTCATATAATATTATTATAAAAAAATTAATAAGAATTTTTTCCCATTTTAAATATATAATCAATTAATAATAATACAAATATACATGTTATTATATATATTAATAAATCATTAGTATTTTTTCCCATTGAGAATCCTTCTACAACATTAAATGTTTGTCCATCAATTTTTTTACTTCTTTCTTCTTCGCTTTTACGATATTCTACAAGTAATTTTTCTAAATATTCAACATAGTCAGATAAATCACTTAATTGTGAATTTAATATTGTATCATTTTTTTTTAATAATTCTGAATTACGTGGTTTAGGTAAATCAGGATATTCTTTTTGTGGTGGAAAAGAATAAGCAGCATCTAAAGATGTTTGTTTAGATGATTTTTCTCCTGGTTGTATGGATTTATCAGCATCTGTAATGTTATCGTCTTTAAAACATTGTGATAATAATGCGACCATTTATATATATATACATATTTTTTTTTATTTAATAAAATATATGTATATATTTGATGTTTTAGTAAATAATCCAATGTTTATGAGTGGAGCATTTATTCTTAATATGTTTGGTGGACGAATGATGTTTCAAGATATGCAACCATATGTACATAATCAATTCATTTTAAAAAATATCTTTATATTTTGTTTATTTTTAATATCAACAAAAAATATTAATTTATCAGTAATATTAATAATAGCATATATAATATTTATACAAATCATTAAAGAATTATATCCTGTTAAAGAAGATGAAAATAACATAGAAGATAAATCAAAATATATTGATAATTGTATTGATATGTTAAATAATTTTAAGAAAACATTATAAATTTAATGTAATACCTTTAGAATTACTACTATCACCACTAATTACTGATATATTATCTAAATCAGGCATAGTATTGGGTTGAAGATTCATAGTATTAATCATATTATCTATATCATCCGGACCGCTCATTTCAGGTCTTGAATTTTGTTGTTGAGGTTGCATAAAATTGGGCATTCCACCTCCCATTGGTTGTTGTGGCATCTGTTGAGGCATACCTCCACCTGCCATAGATCCTACAGCTGCTTTAGCAAATTGTTTCATTAAATCTGGATTTTGTTGCATTATATCTCCCATATTAGGAATATTTGATTTAAACATTGTATTTGAAAGATGAAACATAAATGCTGATCCACCTAACATCATTACTAATTTAAGTTCAGGTGCCATTTCACCACCACCACCATATTTTTCATATAATTGTTCAAACACTTCATCAAAATCCCCTATACCTTCATTTACGGATTCAGACCATCCATCTAATTTAACATCAAAAGGGTCAAACTTACTATTAAGAAACTCTACTCCTGATACAGCAGCCATCATAACTTTTCTCTGAAATTTAACAGAGTTTTCTACATCTCTTTGTTTTTTTAATTTGATATATTCATTTCTCATATCATCAAGATTAGAATTCATATTATAATTTGATGTTGTCCTTACACCTTGATCATTGAGTTTTTTAAATTGATATAATAAATCAATTTTTTCATTTTTAATATCTGTTTGTGATAAAATATGAACAGGTTTATATCCTCCATTTGCTTCAGGTAAGTTATTAATTAATGGATCATTATTCATAAGAGGATCTGAATCCATTAAAGGATCATTAAATGAATTATTGACTGAATTAGGTTGATTATTTACATTAGGTGAATTCAAATCGTCTGATTTAACTGATTTTATATCATTATCTGATTTTTTAGGTGATGAACTCATTAATAAATCAATTCCCATATTAGAATCCATATTATTTGATGAAGAGATATCTATATTTTTAAATTCATCATCAAGATTAATTTCCAAATTATCCATATGATAAATAGATTAAAATATTATTATATTTAATACGCATTACTTTAAATATAAATATTTATCCTAAACATTAAATATTTCCCCAACGTTTTGTGGTAAATCATCAATTTTAATATTATAATGCTCTTCTAATTCATTTAAGTATCCTAATTCACGATTTGTGATAAAATTAATTGCAACACCTTTACGTCCATATCTCCCTGATCGTCCAATTCTATGAACATATGTTTCTTTAGATTTTGGTAAATCAAAATTTATAACTAAATTTAATTGTTGAACATCTATACCTCGTGAGAGTAAATCAGTTGATAGTAAAATACGTGTTTGACCATTTTTAAAATTTAATAATTTTTTCTCTCTTTCATCTTTTGTTACCTCACCATGAATATAATCAACCGGATAATTATTTCGAATTAATTCATCATAAACATTCATTAACTTAATTTTATAATTAATATAAATCATACATTGTGATATATTTACAAGATTATAAATATCAATTAAAGTATCATATTTCCATTCTTCATTTATAACAACTTTATATTGTTGAATACCTTCGAGTGTTACATTTTTATTCTCAACTAAAATAGTTTCAGGATTATTTAAAAATTTATCACATAAATCAAGTGTATAATCATTTTTAGTGGCACTAAATAAACATATCTGTGTTGTTTTAGAAATATATTGAATAATATTATAAATATTATCTTGAAATCCAGTGGATAACATTTCATCTGCTTCATCAAATATTAATAATTTAATATCTTTAGTATAAAGAAACCTTTTATTAATCATATCTAACACACGACCAGGTGTACCAATAATAATTTGAGGTTCTTTTTGTAATTCTCGTTTACATTCTTCTACACTGGTTTTTCCTACTACTTTCATGATTGTTATATTCATATATTGACCAAGTGCTTTCATTACATCGTAATTCTGATTAACTAATTCATATGTAGGATTAAGAATTAATACTTGGGTTTTTTTTAGTTCTACATCCATTATATTTAAAGCACCAATTGTGAAAGCACCTGTTTTTCCCGTTCCTGATTGCGCTTGTGCTATCAAATCACGTTTAGCATTTATAATAGGTAATGCTTTTATCTGAATATCAGATGGATTCTCAAATCCATATGAATAAATACCGCGCAGTAAATTATCATTTAAATCGAAATCATCAAAACTCGTCATCCTTATATATTTAATAATCATCTAATCTTTAATATTTAACATTTTCTTTATTCCGTTAATATCACCACCTTTCATTGTGTTTATACATTCTTTATTTTTCATTAGATAAAATGATGGTACTGATTCAACTTTAAATATCTCACATATTTTTTCATTATTATCATCATCAATTTGTATTTTATATATTTGTATAAGATCTTTATTGAGTTTTTTGGATAATTCTTCAAGTTGAGGATAAATACGTTTACAAGGACCACACCATGATGCTGTAAAAAAAAGAAGAATATATTTATCCGAATTAATTTTTTCTTTTAAATGATCAAATCCACCTATTTGTTCCATATATATCAATATAAATATTTTATTCTATCAATTTGACCTAATAGGATGTTTAGATGATAAATATCTTAATTTAATTAATAAATTTTTTTGTAATCCCACGAGTGTTAATGTTATAACTAAATCAGTTAATATTTCAATATATTCTATATTATTATGTATTTTAAAATATTTAAGATACTTTTTAATAATAAAATAATGGATAAAAATTATAAGTACACCTATAAGAAATATATGTATAAGAATAATAATATATGTTTTATATTTAGAGACTTTATCCATATCATCTATATAAAAAAGATTGTCTATAAATGGTGATACAAATAATAATACTGTAATACATATTATCAATAGTAAAAAAATTAATAGAATTTGTTTTATCATAAATATATAATATCTAATATATTAATCTGAATAATATTCGCTGTCACTTGATGAATCAATCATCTCTTGCTCAAGACTTTCAATTCTTTTATCTTCTTCATACATTTCTTGAACTTGAATATTACGATCAGTATTAATCATATCCACCCGAACACCAAATTGATGTTTGTATTTCTTACCATAAATCGGTGGAGTGGGATGCTGAAAATCACTCAAATTAATTACATCATTCCAATGATCTTTTCCATAATCAATATGCATCTCTTTGCTACACAAATATGAACAAATATATTTGTCGCCTTTCCCTTGATCTAGATGAATGAAGAATGATCGCTTACATTCTCCACATTTATCACACTTATATGTGATAGTAGTGGACTCATCTGCTTTGTTGCTGAGCTTGTCTGCGAATGATGCCATGATTACTAGTTGTTTTATTAATCTTAAATGTTGAAATCAAATTTATTTTGGGTTTATCTCAGATCATATTTAAAAAAATATTAAGTATATATATTAAATTTGATTTATAAAATAAACTATTTTAAAATGGATTTAAAAACAAACGTAGTAGATTATCTTAAAACATATTATGATACATCTCATGATATTGATATTGTATTAGAAGAAATTTGTAAAGTATGTAGCATAGGTATTTGTGATAATAATCAAAAAATATCTGAAAAATATTATATTAAGAAAATTATTGAAGATTATTTTGATAAATTAGAACGATTTAAATTAAAACAGATTAAATTTAAAAATCTGTTAAAACTCGAACTACCTGAACAAAGATCACCTGAATGGTTTGAGATGCGTAGAGATAAACTTACTGCGAGTTCATTTGCTACTGCTCTAGGTGAAGATCATTATACTTCAAAATTTAAACTTATTCATGATAAACTTACTAATGCTCCTCATATTTCTAACATCCATACAGAATGGGGAACTAAATATGAAGAAATTGCCACATTATTTTATCAGATGATTACCCGAACAAATGTTATTGAATTTGGTATGATTCCTCATCCGGATTTTCCTATTTTCGGGGCTTCGCCTGATGGTATTTGTGATGATTCTGGACCTATGGAATACACTGCTCGCATGTTAGAAATCAAGTGTCCCACACGAAGAGAATTTTGGATGAAACGCAATAAATCTAAATGGATGCCACATCACTATTGGATGCAAATGCAAGGTCAAATGGAGGTATGTGATCTTGATGAATGTGATTTCTTACAAGTCAAATTAGCAGAATATAAAGATGAGAATGACTACAAAGAAGATATATTAGATTTGACAAAACCTTTGACTCATTCATATCCTGATGTGCCTGGATATGATGATACAATTAACGGAAAGACTAAAGATAATTTACCTAAAGGATGTACAATCAGTTATAAAAAACCTGGAGAAGATAAATTATCATATTTATATCCTAAATTACTTTTATCATATGATGAATCTATGGAATGGATACAAGAACATATTAAAACTGGAATCGATGTTCAAGAAATTAAATGGTGGAAAATTACAAGATATGAAATTGATCTTGTATTGAGAGATAAAGAATGGTGGTTAGGAGTTGTTCCTAAAGTAATGTCATTTTATGATCATTATGTTTATTACCGAGATAATATAGATGAATTAAAAGAAAAAGTAAAACAAACTAATACATCAAAAGAAATAGTCATAAATGTACCCGATTTTGTCCTATGTGGATCAGATGAAGAAGAAGAAAAAAATAAAAATAATAATAATAATATTAATATTAATAATAATAACAATAATAATACATATACTAATAGTGATTTACCAGAATTTGCTTTATAGAATTTACTTTAAAATACAATATCTTTATCATTACCACTATTGATATAGTGATTTACGGATGAATAACCACTTTTTATTAGAATATTTTTAATCATATCAATGCGTATAAGTGCCTTAGTATGATTCATTTTTTCTTTCATTTTTAGATCATCATAAATTTTATCTTCTAAACGATTAATAACACTTTCTCTATAATCACGTTTCTCTTTTTTAATAGATTTAATTTTTGTCTTTTCATCATATTTATTACGAATTTCTTTATATTTGATTCCGGATTTAATATTTCCGTTATGACAGAATTTAGAATATGCTGATTTAATATTTTGAGATTCTGTAGAGTTCATTTCAGAATAATACTTATCAACTTTTTCGTTAAAATCTTCAGGTGTCATATCTTTTTTATAAAACTCTTCAAACTTTGACCTAAGGATTTGATATTGAGTTCTTTCATTATAGACAATATTTTTATTTTTCTTATCAAAACCGTTATTGTTTTTCATAGAAGTATGATATTTTTCTTGTTGATTTTCAGAGTATTTCTTCCATTGTCTGCTAGGATAAAGAGTAATTTCAGGGGATCCTTTAACAATATTTTTCTTGCGATTTTTCATATGATTTTTCTTTTTGTATCCACGGAGAATCGTATTAGTTTGTTGAGGAGTTGCGTGAATCATAACCATTTGTATTTATATTTGTTTTACTTTTAAATGTTTGAATCAAATTTTTTTTATATAATTAAATTTGATTTATACATAAAGGAATATTATAAATAATTATTGATACTTAAGTATGGATTCTCTGAGAATTTCAACGATGACTGCTTGTGCTAATATTTCCTCTAATATTCATTTAGGAAATTTATACAAAAATACACATTTATCAGATTTTATTAAATATGTTGAACATGGTGATAATAATTATAAAGGATGGGCTAAAAAGAATACAAAGAAAAAACGTAAAGAAAAATCTAAAAGGACATTCTTTAATCAAGTAACTATTCACTGCTTTTATGATGATAAAATTATTAATATTAAATTCTTTAATAATGGACAAATACAGATTACTGGATTAAAATATGAAGAACAAGGAAAAAATATGTATGATAAATTACTAAATCTATTTAAGAATTATGAAGAAACATTTGATGGTGATTTAAATATTATGAATTATAGAATTGTTCTTATTAATAGTGATTTCTCATTAGAAAAAGAAATAAATCGGGATAATCTACAAGATAAACTTGCTGAAAATAATTATTATTCTACATTTGAACCGTGTGGATATCCTGGAGTGAATATAAAATATTATTTTAATACTAATAATACAGATGGTATTTGTAGATGTAAATCAATATGTAAAGGGAAAGGTAATGGTGATGGTGATGGTGATTGTAAAAGAGTAACAGTGGCAGTATTTAATAAAGGTAATGTTATTGTGACAGGTGCTAAAAATCGTGATCAGCTACATGTTTGTAAAGATTTTATTACTCATTTTATTAATAATAAAATATAATAGTATATATATGTGTATACTTTATTTAGTAGCATTTTTAATTATTTTTTTGCTATTATGGAAATTATGTAATCGTAATAAATATAAAAATAAAAAAGTTGAAAATTTTGAAGAAAATACTAAAACATTTGATGAACCTAAACATATGTTTTATAAAGCATTAAGTGATGTAAAACAAACTGATAAAATTATATTAGAAAATGTAGTATCTAAATGTTATTTAGATAAAGATACAATCGAACCAGAATTAAATAATAAGGTTAATGATATATTAAAAGAAACTATATCCCATTTAAATAATATAATAAAAGATGGAGAATATTTTATAAAAAAATTAGAAGGTTTATATATAATTAAAGATAATAAAGGTAATTTTAGATTAATAATTAATGCATTTATTTATGATGTAAAGAATTATTATCAAGTTAAATTTATCATGGATGTAGTATTCATGAAAGGAGAATATTATATTAATTACATGAATATTGATGAAAGATCTACAAATAATGTAATAAATAAATATGATGTAAGAAATGTAAATAATAATACATTAGGTGTATTATTAAGTTATGATATGGTTAATGATGATTTAGAAGATACACTAAATCAACACTATAGAAAAAATAATAATATAGTAGATTTTACAAATATAAATAAAAATGAATACAATTTTGTTAAAATAAGTGATTTAAGCAAATATTATTTACCTGAAAATGTTCCAAATCTCTTTTCACCTTCTTTCTGTGATAAAGATACTGATACATGGGATCAAAATGGTATACCAGGAAAGAATAAAAATCTACCCGATACATGTATATCAAATAATAATTCGATTACAAAAATATTAAATCAACCATATGATGCTCCAGGCGTATTATATTCAGATAAAACTAGTGAATTTTCATGGATGTTTAATATTTTCTCAAATCCAGGAATTGTAGCACGTGATAATAGTGG